AGAGATTGGTTTGAATCCAGAGTGGAAATATGCCGGATATTCCAAAATCAATTCAGGAGCCGCAAGACTTTATGTTTCTGAGGCAGTTGCACGGAAGGGAAAGGTGGTCTGCGTGAATGCAGGACACGGAACCAGCGGCGGCTCCAGTGTGAAGACCCAGTGTCATCCGGACGGAACTCCAAAGGTAACGGGCGGAACCACAGGCGCCGGAGCCACAAGTGCAGTGGCAGTGTCCGGCGGAATGCAGTTTGCAGATGGCACAGCGGAGGCAAAGGTGACTCTTGCCATGGCAAAGGTGCTGAAGGATAAGCTGCTTGCCCGGGGATACGATGTACTGATGATTCGGGAAGGGGATGATGTTCAGCTGGATAACATTGCGCGGACTGTAATTGCCAATAACCGGGCAGACTGTCACATTGCCCTTCACTGGGATTCCACAACCAGCGATAAAGGAGCGTTTTACATGAGTGTACCGGAGACAGCATCCTACCGCAGCATGGAGCCGGTGGCTTCTCACTGGCAGGAGCATCACAAGCTGGGGGACAGTCTTTTGACCGGCTTAAAGGGCGCAGGAGTGAAGATTTTTTCCAGTGGGAAAATGGCAATGGATCTGACGCAGACCTCTTATTCTACAGTACCGTCGATTGATATTGAGTTGGGAGACAAGGCGTCGAATCACTCCGCAGCAGTTCTGGAACAGCTGGGGAACGGGCTGGCAGACGGCGTGGATCTGTTCTTTGGAAATTAGAGAGAAGAATAACCGTTCAGCCATGCATCTTCTTGCCTGCTTACAGAGGACAAAAAGTATGGCTGAACGGTTACCGGGAAGATACAGCTTCTGAAAAATCAGGTTTACAATCTGGGCGATACCGTGTATAATGGTATCGTCTGTTTTATGGAGACGTAGCGAAGCGGCCGTAACGCGGCGCACTCGAAATGCGTTTATCGGTTCATCCCGGTACGAGGGTTCGAATCCCTCCGTCTCCGCTGGAAAGCCCTTGAGAAATCAAGGGCTTTTGCTATTCGTGTTGCATTTCGTGTTGCATAGTTTCGAAGTATTCATCTATTATATTATCGACTTTTATCCGCTCATTGCTAAATGTGTGGGTGTAAACCCGCTTCATCACGGTATCTGTTTTCCATCCTCCGCGCTCCATTGCGTATTTTTCTGGTATATTCAGTTTGGCCATGACAGATGCATTTAAGTGTCTCAGTCCGTGAAATGAGATATGCGGAATGTTATTTTGGCGTAAGACTGTTCTGAAATGACAGTATATGGCGTGAGCAGAATATGGGACGATAATATCCCCATCTACCTGGTCTATCAGGCTTTTAATATAGGCAGGAATGCGGTGCATTCGATTTCTGGTGGATACTTTTCCCTGAGGCTTCACGATATCTCCGCTGCTGAGCTGAACCCGTACCTCTCGGATTACAATGTAGTCTCCATCTATGGACTTTGATTTTGATAGACCACGAATTTCGGACATGGAGAAACTCATCCACATAGCGAGCAGTACTGCCAGTTCCAAACGGTCGCCCTTGAATGCTTTCATAATACTTTCCGGTTCTGGAAGCGTCATGATTTTGGTTTCTACTTGCGGGAGTCGGATATGTGCTGATAACTCGGGGCGGTATCGGTTAAGAACGGCACTTATCAGACCGTATCGGTTGTGAACAGTTTTGGGACTGATTTTATGTCCTTTTACTATCAAGCTCGCTTCATGGTTTACTGCGGTCTGTAGTATTTCTTGCGTAATATCGTTTATGCGTATATTCATCAGATTTTTAAATCCGTTTCGCTGGATAATTCTATATCCATGGACTGTGGAAGGAGATAAGACATTATCAGAAGAGTCTAAGTATCGGTCAATGGCTTCTGTAAGTGTTAAGTTAATAGGGGGTTCAGCCGACAATAATTGCCTCTGGTTATTTGCCTGGTACATTGCTGCTGCCAGTTCTGCCTCCTTTCTTCCTTTTGGAGAAGGGTCGTCACTGGTAAACGATTTGTAGATTCTTTTCTTTTTTATTTCTCCAGTTTTGGGATCTGTAATTGTAACTGTGTGGCTATATGCCTGACAGCGCCAGGAGCCGGATGGAAGTTTCTTTGCTTTTGCCATAATATCATTCCTTTCTAGTGGTGGTGCGGTATCGCAACAGTAAAAAATGGGTATAAAAATAACACCCTCTTGCCAGGTGCTCTCAGGAATGATATACTTTATTTGGGTGTAGAGTATATCTTCCTGGAGTAATCCGGCAAGAGAAATCTATGTGAAAGCCGTTCCTGGTTGCAGCCAGGGGCGGTTTTTGCGGTTTGACAAATTTGTTGGTTTGACATATAATATACTTAACAAGAGAACCGTTGGTCAGTGCACACCTGACCGCCGGCAAATAGCGCCTTACTTTACCAGAGCAGGGGCGCTATTTTTTGCGTGTAAAAAGTATAACAAGAGTTATGACTGCGCAAAGCATGTTTACAAAGTCGAATAATTCGTCATATGTAACCATAGCACCAGCCTCCTTTCGTAAATCGTCCGGCGGCTGACATAACACCCCAACGGTTCCCCGGGTAAGTATATTATGTTGTCACGGTAGGCCCCTGCGGTGGGGCAGGGGAGGGTATTGAAGTTTATTAACAGTAATATTGAATTTCACCAAAAAACTCTATCCATTTTTGCATTATGTCGGTGCTGTTTGCTTCTATCATTCTCATAATGCCTCGTAAAACTTTGGTAGGAATGTTAGCATTGTTATTGGCTAAAACAGTTTTCCCAGTGCTGGTAATCCAGATTTTTGTACCAGCCGAAGATGCACGTCCTTCAGCAATGTGAACATGGATAGGTTCAAGCGGCTCTCCCTCATTTGACCAAAAATAGACGGTATATGAGCCGATTCTAAAAATTTGCGGCATTCAAAATACCTCCCTCTTGCGAAAATTCAAGAATTAAATGGGCGTTATCGCGAATCAAACGTTGGAAATATTCCATTTCAACCGCAGAATAACCAGAGATATTCTCCCAGGTATAGTCTGGAAGATAACAAGTGGCATGATGAAAACCACCAAAATCATCAGGCGTTTCAACATAAACTTTAACCCGTCCATCCGGCTTCATTTCAGAGTGGGTAATTTCTGTATCATCATTAAGTGTTAAGTATGGGTACATCATAGTAACACATCCTTTCTTGGCAGTGCTTTTGTGTGACCGCTTATATTACATTGCCTTTTCTATATCATCAACATTTTCTTTATTAAAATCGTTTTCCATGATGTGTTTGATAGCATGATGGTAAGCTCTCATCTGTTGTTCATGGCTGATTCTGGCATTTATAAAGATGCTGAAGCTGCCATCTATATTCAAGTGTACTTCTTCGTGAACGGCAGTATCCATGTTTAAAAAGTATACGCCAATATCTTCTGTTAATAACGGATTATTCAATCTAATCAGCACCCTTCATCATTATTCCCGCGTTCCTGTTCTGCTAAGGATTTCATAAATTCAATGTGAGCTTTCAGTCGTTCTGGAGGCATATTTCTGGCTACCTTAAACAGTGTGCGCATTTCTGGGTTTTCAAAAACTTCCTGAGCTATTTCACGAGTTTCATCATTGAGGTAGTAATTGTCGTCTAGCTGCTCGTTTTTATCTTCTATGAGGTCAGAACGGTTAATGCCAAAGTATTGAGCTAAAATTTCTACTTTGTCCATTCTAGGTAATCTAGTTCCGTTGCACCACGTTGAAACCGCTGATTTATTAAAACCTAAATCATTTATTAAATCTGTTTGGGTTTTATTGTTTAAGTTCATGTAATAGTTTAGATTTTTTGAAAAGATCTTCTTATATAAATGTTCTGACATAATAAATACCTCCTATAGTCTCAGTATAACAAAAAGTAGAAAAAATGCAATACCAAAATTAAAAAAATTCTACAAAAAGTATTGACAGTTTACAAAAAGTAGAGTATAGTGGATTCAGAAAGAGAGGTGATACAAATTGGCGAAATTTCAAATTAGCCTTGCTGCTGCAAGAGTAAATGCAAATATGACTCAAGATGATACTGCTAAGGCTATGAAAGTATCTAAAACAACAGTGGTAAATTGGGAAAAAGGTAAGGTTATTCCTGGAATTCCAGAAATTGAGATGATGTCAAGATTATATGGCATTCCACAAGATTATATTTTTTTACCATGCTATTCTACAAAAAGTAGAAACAAGGACGGTGTAAGAAATGAATGATTTAATAAGAATCAATTACAGCACAAAAGAACCAACTGTTTCAGCTAGAGAATTGCATGAGGGATTAGAAATTGGAACTGAATTTAGAAAATGGTTTCCGAGGATGGCCGAGTATGGATTTTTAGAAAATATAGACTGGGAAAGGGTGACCCAAAAATGTCCTACCCTTGGAGGCAAACAGGAAATGGTTGACTATCAGATTTCTGTAGATATGGCGAAGCAGATTTGCATGATACAGAGAACCGAGAAAGGTCGTCAGTACCGCCAGTACTTCCTTGACTTGGAAAAGGCGTGGAATACACCGGAGCAGATTTTCGCCAGAGCTTTGAAAATGGCAGACAGAACCATAGAATCCTTAAAACAGCAGAATGAGGGACTCCTAAAAGATGTGGGCAGGATGCGCCCGAAGGAAATTTTTGCGGATGCAGTTGCTTGCAGTCAGACCTCTATTTTGGTAGGGGATCTTGCAAAAATCCTGAAACAGAATGGCGTAAACACAGGTCAGAAACGATTGTTTGAAATGCTTCGAAATGAGGGCTTTCTTATTAAGGGCGGATCCAGTAAGAATATGCCCACACAGCGTAGCATGGAAATGGGACTGTTTGAGGTCAAGGAAAGTACTATCAGCAATCCAGATGGCAGTATGCGGGTCACAAAGACCACCAAGGTGACCGGAAAAGGACAGCAGTATTTTATCAACCGGTTCTTGAGTACGAATCAATCAGAAAGATTTGTGGGATAAGTCTTCAGGGGAGGTGTATATATTATGCCAAAATTAAAGCCAAATCCGACCGAAGAGGCCAGCCGGGTAGTTCGTTCCTGTATCAGCAGTAACATGGAACTATACGCCGTCAGCGAGGAACTGCTGGCGGCGAAGATGGGAAGGACAGCCAGGACCATACAAACACGTCGGGAACGGCCGGAGAATTTCACTCTGGGAGAGTTATGGGCGGCAGCCAAAGTGCTGAAGCTGACACCGATTCAGGCAGCCAGTATTGTTCTGGGACGGACATTGACCAGTAAAGAGATAAAAGAGTTTATTGTGATGTAGAGGAGGAAACTACCATGGTGAAGTTTAAAGATGCGCCCCGTCCGGCACTGAGCTATGCAGCTGTTACCGTCGGTCCCGGACCAATAGTGGATCCGGTGTTGCTGGCGGAGCTGGAGAAGTTAGAAAATGAAATCAGCGGATTGCGGGCTGAGAATAAGTTCCTCTGGAGCCTGTTGGGGACAGTGATTTTCGTATTTTCGCTGACTACGTGGGTTCCGGTGGTGTTTTGAGAGGAGGTGAGGACGATGACACAGGCACAGGAAGGGCTTCAGGTGCTGCTGGATATGGCAGAGGATTACCGGAAGAAGAATAACATGAATTCCGTCACGGTTTCTGCCGTTGGTGGCGGAACTGGACATGCTTATGCATTCCGGGAAGTAGATAGAGTGGATGCAATGATTGGAAAGTGGCAAAAAGAAACCCCAGGAGCGGCCACTCCCAGGGAATCAGCAAAATAAAAAACAATTCCCCTTTATTATAGGGGATGTAGAGGAGGATTGCAATGATAAAAGTGAGAATTGAGTACGATGGGAATGTAAGAGAATTTAAGGAAGATGCAGTTATCGCTTTATTTCCTGGAAAAGAAAGTACGCGTTTAGTTATTGCGGGGGAAACCAGCAATAACAGAGTAATGAATGCGTTGCCAAACTGCATCCCGGAAATATTGGAGCGAGCATTTGATGACCGGATGGATTACGTTAGCGCCATGATTGATGTGCATGAGTGCATTGGTAAGAAAATTAAAGAAGAGCTGAGAGCCGGCGGCGTTCATCCTCTGGTGGATGCGCTTGTTAAAACGATGGGGGAGGAACTCGAAAAATGAGCATTTATCCTACAAAGGGAAATATCATCAGCCATGGCAGATATCCAGTAAATAAACTGGTTCCCGGCCAGACTATCCGGTTTCATCGGGAAACGGTGGTTTCTACTATTCGCCGGGTACATAACTTCCAGAACATGATCATCGTTGACGGTGACGGTATGAACGGAGTGGCTTTCGGGGCTGATGATTATGTGGAACTGGTGTCAATGGAGGAAATGTGATAGCAGCAGGGTTTTGCGGTATCGGACCGGAAGAAGGGACTTTTGTGGAGCAGTCAGAGGCATTTGCCTACGCATTGGAACGATGCCTTTCTGGCACAGAGGAAGAAGTAAAAGAGTTTCGGGAAATGTTGGTAGAGTGGTATTATTCCGGGAACTGGATAAAGGTAGAGGAGGATTAGATATGCAGGAAGTTGAAAACATTTATGGAGCATCGGTTCCGGCAGCAGGACGGAGTACAACTACAGAAATGATGGTAAGTCGTCAGGCACAGGAGGTTCAGGCGGCTACGGTCGTGGCAAAAAAGTTTCCGCGTAATGAGGTGGAAAGCTACAATCGAATTATACGGGCATGCCAGAGAAAGAGTCTGGCAGAGCAGGCCATGTATGAATACCCGCGCGGAGGAACAAAAGTAACAGGCCCGTCCATCCGTCTGGCAGAGGCCATGGCACAGAACTGGGGAAACCTGGATTACGGATTAATTGAGCTGGAGCAGAAGGCCGGAGAGAGCCAGGTGATGGCTTACGCTTGGGACTTGGAAACAAACACCAGACAGACTATCGTTTTCTCGGTTCCTCACATCCGGGCTACAAAAAAGGGGAATGTTCCGCTTACCGATCCGCGCGATATCTATGAGATGGTGGCAAACCAGGGAGCACGCAGAATGCGTTCCTGCATCCTCAGAGTAATTCCGGGAGATGTTGTTGAATCAGCAGTCGCTCAGTGCAACAAAACTCTCATGGATGGAGGCGGTGCCCCATTAATCGACCTGGTTCGCGGCGTGGCTGCAACCTTCCAGGAAGAGTATGGAATTCCCCTGGAAGCGATTGAAAAGTACATTGGATGTAAGCACGAAGCATTCAGTATGAATGACCTGATACGGCTGAAAAAGGTGTTTCGATCCCTGAAGGATGGAATGGCAAAACGGGAGGATTATTTTGATTTGGGACTGGAATCAAAGGATGAAGAGGTTTCTGACCCGTTCCAGAAAGCGGAAGCTGATAAGAACGAGAAAAAGAAGGAAAGAGGCGGTTCCAAAAAGAAAGAGTCGGAGCCGGAACTGGATCCGTCCTTTGTCCCAGGAGAGCAGCAGACAGTTTTCCGATAAGGCGGTGATGTGAAATGTTATTAAATGAGGGGAATTACTACGGTCCGGAAGCGGGAATGGCTTACTTTTCGGTATCGCAATATAAGTCCTTTATGAAATGCGAAGCAGCTGCCATGGCGGAAATACAAGGGGGCTATAAGCGCCCCCTGACCCGCGCTCTTTTAGTTGGCTCTTTTGTGGATTCCTATTTCGAGGGAACGCTTCCAGAGTTTATGGACAGAAACCCAGAAATATTTACTCGGACAAAAGAGTTAAAAAGTGACTTCCGGAAAGCAAATGAAATTATCGGAAGGCTCCAGGCAGATCCACTGTTTATGCGATTTATGAGCGGTGAAAAACAGAGAATCATGACCTTTTCCCTGTTTGGGACAGATTGGAAAATGAAAATGGACAGCTATCTTCCTGGAATCTGCATTACAGACTTGAAGGTAGTAGCCAATTTTAAAACACTCCCACTGTGGCGATATGACCTGCAGGGGGCTGTGTATCAGGCGGGAGTAAAGGCGGTGACAGGAGAAACCCTTCCCTTTTATTTGGCAGCAGCCACCAAGGAACGGGTTGTGGATTTGGATATCTTTCAGATTCCGCAGTCAACGCTTGAACGTGCCTTGGCTGAAATTCAGTGCAATTTGGAGCATTTAGTAGAAGTAAAAAAAGGACTGGTGCCGCCGAAATACTGCGGAAAATGTGATTATTGCAAATCCGTGAAAGCGGCACGTATTCGAAATTATAACGAACTTTTGGGGGATTAATATGAAGCTTGTAAAGATATTAAGTGACAGTATTCAGATCCGGACAAACCTTGCAGAGTTTCGGGATGTCCGCATCAATGACCTGCTCACAGTGTCAGATGGAAGCGTGAGCCTGGTGGCCATGGTCAGCGGTCTTACCGATACAGACGCGGAAGAGCATATCAGTGATGATGACTTTCTGGCAGAAATTACAGGAATTAAAACAATAGAGTGCTCCATTATCGGAAGTTTGAGAGATGGTCAATTTGAAAAGGCGCTGGATGCATACCCGACAACAAATGTGTGTATCGAGAAGATTGACGAAGATGATTTTTCCCGGATGTTAATGAGCAAAACCGGAGATGGGTTCTGCATCGGGAAATACGCTGCCTATGGCTGCGATGCGTGGGTGGATGGAAATAAGTTTTTCCAACGTCACGCCTGCATCGTAGGAAACACCGGATCCGGAAAGTCGGAGACGGTTGCAAAAATCATGGAAGAGACTGCGCGTCTTCCAGGTGCAAATCTGGTCGTGTTTGATATCCACGGCGAGTACAGCAATCTTTCTTATGCATCCAATATTCGTATTGGGGAGGAATTTCATTTTCCCATCTGGATGTTTGGCTTCCAGGACATTGTGGCCAACATTTTAAAAATCCGGGAAGAAAGTGCCACAACCGTGATGACAGCGCTGCGTAAAGCCTATTACCGGGTGTGCGCAGGTGGCAAAGAAAATCGTCCTATGTATTTTAATTATAAGCGCCTGATTCAGGAAATGGAAGAAATGGATAACCAGATGATACATACCGGCGAGTATTATAAGACTGGAGATAAGGCGGGGATGCCAAAAACCACAAAAGGAGAATACAATGGGAAGCTTACCAGCACAGTAAATCTTTTAAAGGATCGCATGATGGACAGCCGGTACGGATTCCTTTTCCACGATGAACCACAGAGCTATTTGTACGAGGTGATGGAAGCCATTCTGGGGACAGATAAGCCAGTCAAGAATATTGACCTTTCTGGAGTTCCGCATGATGTTGCACTCCCGATTATCGGCGTTATATCGCGCCTGATATTTGACATTCAGAGAGAGCAGGATATGGATAATATCCGTCCGGTGACTATTATCTGTGATGAGGCCCATGTCTATATTCCGGACAATTTCCAGCTTACGGCCAGTCAGCGCCGCATGGTAGAGGTATTTGAGGATATTGCAAAAGAGGGCCGCAAGTTTGGAATCACGCTTTTCCCGGCCACACAGAGACCGTCAGAGCTTAACAAAACAATCGTTGCTCAGTGCGCAAATTTGATTGTGGGGAAGCTCAATAACGAAAATGACAAGTCTCTGATTAAAGGGATGCTTCCGGATGGGGACAGCGAACTGATTGAGGCAGTGACGATGTTTCATCCAGGAGAAGTACTGATGATTGGAGATGCAGTTCCGATTCCTCTGAAAATAAAAGTGGAGCTTGCAAAGGAAAGACCTGTTTCAAGGACTATCAATTTCTGGAATGCATGGAAGCAGGGAGCTGCTTTTGATGTCACAGAGATGGTGGATAGATATTTATAATTGTTACCTCTGTGGTGATTGTGTCACGACAAAAGCCATTGGTACTGCCGCCGCTGACTTAAATGATAGGCGGCGGCAAATAAAATAAGGGGAGGTATCTGCTATGGCTTCTCAGGGAGCCCCGAATAAAGCAGCGTTGGATTACTTCCCGAAGATGGTTAATTTCTATGAGGATGATAAGATATTTGATTTGTTGGATGAATATGGCCCACTGGGGGTTACTATATACGACTGTATTTTGACGATTGTATACTCAAATGGCTATTTCACAAATCTATCAAAAGACAAGCTATCGAGAATGGTCATCCGGAAGATAGGAAATAAATGGATTAAAAATCAAAAGGTCGTCGTGCAAGTGATAGATTACTGTGCTGATTTAGGACTTCTTCATAAAGACCTCATGCTGCAGAATGTTATCACCTCTGTTGGAATTCAAAAACGCTATTACAAGATAGCTGTAAGGCTGATGAAAAGACGACTCTATAGTGCAGAATATTGGCTGCTTGATGAAAATGGGGAGCCCTTATTAAATTCACCCATAACACCCATTTCTTCGGAAGAAAAGCAAATTAATTCCGAAGAAAATAACCATTCTTCGGAAGAAACGCGGCAGAAAGAAAAAGAAAGAAAAAGAAAAGAAATATCTATAATAGGCAATACGGAATTATCTCCGAAGGTATGGGATGTGGTTCAGGAATTTATACTGTATCGGAAAGAGATAAAGGCTCCGATGACAGAGCATGCTGTAAAGTTGTTGATAGGGCAACTTCAAAAGCTTTCTTCGGATCCGGATGAGCAGATTGAAATTTTAAGACAGTCTATTGTAAATGGGTGGAAGGGGATTTTTTCGTTGAAAAAAAGCGGTAAAGAATCGCAGAAGAAACCGAACCAGTTCCATAATTTTGAACAGAGAGATACAGACTACAATGCCCTAGTGGTGGAGCAGGTCCGGGGATGGATTGGAGGGGAAAATGAAAAGTAACATTCGTGGAGAGAACGTCAGAATCAGAATATATAACTACATCGTGGATTATCTGGAAGAGCATGGCTATCCGCCGTCTATCCGGGAAATTGCAGACGGCGTAGATCTTAAGTCAGCATCTGCAGTGCATAATCATCTTTGCACCATGTTTGAGCAGGGGATTTTAGAGACGGATGCGAAAACCGGAACACCACGAGCCATTCGGGTTCCAGGGTATCGATTCACAAAAGGAGGAAATCATGGATGAGATGAGAGAGGGGCCAGGAAAATCTGGAAAGTGTCTGCACCGCGAGGAATATCAGTGTACATTGACGGACAAAGACAAATTAATCCCCGGAGATGGAACTGACTGTACGCATAGCTGCTGCTGGGAATGCGAAAAACACGGAGAATGTCGGATGGAATGCTATAGCTCTGCCAACAGGCCAGAGAACGGGCCAGAACAGCAACCTGCTGCCGTATGCGAACCAGAAGCGCCGGTATCTGCATGGTATGAAAGCTTAAATCTGGAGGAGATTGATAATATCATTACAACAAAAATGAAAGAGACAGCCGAAAATGTAATCATTATAGGTTATTGTCTCCGACAGATTGACGAAAATAAACTTTATTTGCAGGAAGGATATAATACAGTAGCACGTTATGCGGAAGAAAAATATGGGATGGGCCCAGCCGCTGTATCTAAATACATAAAATGCAATATTCGTTTTTCAAAAAATGGATTTAGCATGGAATTGGATGACAGATATATAGGATTTGGAAAATCACAAATCCAGGAGTTATTGTCCTTAAATCCTGAGCAGTTGGAGCAGGTAACTCCGGACATGACGGTAGCGCAGATTCGAGAGATGCGAAAGCCAAAGGAAGTGCCGTATTATCCCTTGGAGGGGCAAATGGAAATCACAGAGTTCCTGGAGCCAGAAGAACCGGTTCAGGAGCCGCCAGAAGCGCCTGTAAGCTTCCAGATGGATGTTTCCGAGCTGACCCCGGAAGAACCGGAGGAAGAGGTACAGGAAGCCTCTGCAATGGATTATGACACGCGAAGGGTATATTGTAATGCATTTGCCAGATTCCTGATTGAGCGCTTTAAAAATTGGTTTAAGGATGATTATGAAAACCGAGTCCTTTTGGTGACAGAATCCGAAAAGCAATTAAAAGAGCGGTTTCACGGCACATGGTATTTGGGGGATCCGGTTCAAGGAGGCGTGGCACACATCAATCTGTTTCCGGAATATATCCAGATATGGAACGGCGCAGGTAAATGCCTGGGAAATGCAGAATGGTTTTACCTGTGCGCATCGATACAGGGCATGTGGAATGAGGTTGCTTTGGAGGCCGCTGCAAAAATGCAGCAAACTCCCTCTGAGTGCTGCGAAAATAGCAGCGAGGATGAGCTGGAGGAAATTGCGACATCGCAACAGGATGAGCTGGAAGCACCAGAGGAGGAACAAGAACTCACAGACATGGAGTTGCTTCGCGAAATGCTGGAAAAAGAGAAAGGTTATCTGGAAAAAATGATAAAGGTCAATAAGGTGGAGCTTCTTCCGCAAAAACTACTCCGGAAAAAGAAAATTCTGGTGGGAGCACTGGCCGGGATGCTGTGTGACCTGGAAGAGCCGGAACCAGAAGAACCGGAACAGCCTCCCTTGCCGCTGATGCGAAACAACGACCAGCGGAAAGAATGGCTGAGGGATTACAAATCCTGGGGGCTGTGGTACACAGATGAGAATATAGGCTGTCGGTATTACAAATACGATTTTGACAACGGGGCGCGGCTGATTGCAGAGGTGTATGACAATTATAGCCCATTTTCAAAAATGGACTATGAATCCTCGTATCTGCATCTGGTTGGAGGCCCGGAGCCGGATGAGCATCCGTCTGGAGCCTATGGCAGATGGAGCAGGCATGAGAGATATAACCGGTTCCCGAATTCAGAGACGGAGCTGGTGGAATTTTTGAAGTCGATTCAGAAGGGAGAGCGAAAATGAGAGAACAATGTGGAACCTGCAAGCATAGCCGTTATGGAAAAGATGGATCGGTATGCGTGAATGCAGAAAGTGAATATTTTATGGACTGGATTGAATATGACCATGGATGTAATGAGTGGGAGGGGAAAAATGAGCGATAAGTTGCCACAGACTATGTGTCTGGGTGGATTACAGATTGTACAGACAACAAACCTGCATGTGACAATTTACAAAGACGGAAAGAGAGTGTTCCATTGCCAGTGCGATAAGGAACTGGATTTTGCGGGGCTGATGGGAGTGATTCGATTTTATAAGGAGATGTCTGGAGATGAGCAAGAGCAGAGCGAATAAGCAGAACCGGTTGAGAGACCAGATTAAACGGCAGCGGAATGATGTTTATAAATTTAAGGGGAGGAAGAAATAGTTGCTGGAATTAGTACCAATAAGCTTGAGGGAAGCGAATGCATTTGTTGAGCAATATCATCGCCACCACAAGCCGGTTACAGGACATAAATTTTCTGTGGCAGCTGCAGTCAGCGGAAAAATTGTTGGGGTAGCTATTGTTGGTAGGCCCGTGAGCAGATACCTGGATGATGGATGGACACTGGAAGTAAATCGGTTATGCACTGATGGGACACACAATGCTTGCAGTTTTCTGTATGCTGCTGCATGGAGAGCGGCAAGAAATATGGGGTATAAAAAATTAATCACTTACATCCTTAACACAGAGACCGGAAGTAGCCTTAGGGCAGCGGGATGGAAATGCGTAGGAGAATGTGGTGGTAAACGCTGGACAGGAAGTAGGCGTCCAGAAGTGGACTTATACCCAGCACAGATGAAATTGAAATTTGAAATCACTGAATAAGATTTGAAAATGGAGATGTCAAGAAATGAAAAAGGTTAAGTTCTTCCCTGCCCCGCACGTGGAAGTCCGGGTGAGCGTAACGGATGAGATGATTGCAGACCTGCGGGAGTGTAGGCGAATGGCAGAAGAGACAAATTACGAAGGCTGCAAGGACTGTGATGATTGCAGCTGGAATGAAGCTGAAATAGACTGTACGAAAATGTGTGAACTGGAAGAGGTTCACAGGCAAGTGCTGGAGGAGAATCATGAATAGATTAACACAGAAAGATGAGCAGGGGAACTGGAGTCTGAGAGGCGTGCTGTGGGAAAGCCTGCTTGAAGGACAGGTTATCACAAAAGAACTGTGGGAGCGGCTGTATGGGGCGCTATGGAAACTGATGGAGTACGAGGATACCGGATTAAGTCCGGAAGAGGTGGAAGATGTCAATGATTTCAACAAGAGTCAGGTGGAGCATCTGCTGAAGAAGCTGAGTGAAGAACAGCGTAAGCATCGCTGGATTCCGGTGAAAGAACGGCTGCCGGAAGCCAAAGAAGATGTTTTGGTTTGCACAAAAAGTGGGTGGATTTTGATAGCATGGTATGGTCCTAGGGGGGAAATGTGGCATATAGCGCCATCAGATGTAGGCATGGTTAGGAAAGACATTGCCGCCTGGATGCCGCTGCCGAGGCCATATCAAGAGGAGGTGAATCCGGATGAAGAACGCAGAAGGCTACCCAGACCCGACAGCTGGGAAAGCAATTAAGAGAGCAGATAAACCGCCGGAGGAAGTAATAAACTTCCGGCGGGCTATGAAACTGATGTGCGTTATCTGCCGGGTGCGGGTATTGGGGAAAATTACTGTTGTGGATGAGAGAGGGAGAAGGTGGTAGGAGATGAACCGGTCAGAACGTAGGAGACTGGAAAAACAGAACCGGATCCGAAACGAAAACCGAAAGTTGATTGATGCCATTGCCCAGGATACCGAAAATCAGCGCGTAGAGGCCATTATGACGTGTTTTGCGCTTGCAATGCATGAAGAGTTCGGTTTCGGAAAAAAACGCGTTCTACGGGCACTCAGACGCGTTGACGGGTATATGGGTACATGGATAAAGGACGAAGAAAGCCTTGCACGTCTCAAACAAAAAGTGAAGGACGAAATAGGAATCATAATATCGTGTTAGGAGGTGATGCCGTTGGAAATGACGGTCAAACGTCTGGAAAGCTACCGGAAACTAATGAAAGAGATAGCGATATTGAGGTGGGAACTGAATGAAATGAACACAACAGATGCAGGTCTGGGAAGCAGCGTCATAAAGGACTACAGCAAAGGATTTGAACGTCCTCAGGCGGTTGTAGGATTTGATGAGGAGCGGTACCGGAGGAAGCGTTGTGTTCTGGATAGAAAAGAGGCAGAAGCTGAGGCAATCAGAAAATGGATTGAAGATATTGAAGATGCCGTTACCAGAAAAGTATTTGAGTATTACTATCTGGAAGGTCTGCCGTGGAAAGAAATTGCAAAGAGGCTGGGGTATCGAGACAATCCGGATTATCCGAGACTACATATCCGAGACAGATATCTAAAAAAATGTGGAATTAAGTAAAAAGGTCGTTTATGTCGGAAAAGTCGTTTTATAATAAAATCCGAAGCCAAAGGCATCCAGCCAGCGGCTTCCGGATTATCCCCTCAATGTGATTTTCGACTGCCCGGTGTTACAGCCTGCGGTCGATTGGCCCACACCTGGGCTAGTACATAATACGTCTTTCGCTTATTGCCCTGGTTAGCCTCCAGGGCAGCAATGCGGGGTAGAGCAGTCTGGCAGCTCGTCGGGCCCATAACCCGAAGGTCGATGGTTCAAATCCATCCCCCGCGATTGTGATCCTCCTTTTCATATACTCCTGCCAGGTGTTACAGCTTGGTGGGGGATTTGGCATTTTTTCTCCTTTCAAGTCCCTGACATTTGCTGGGGGCTTTTTATTATGCTTAGTTATCAACATATTGTGGATTGATTGTGGATAAACACAAAATATAGAATGGAGGTGAGTCTGATGGCAAAAGGTAAATATGAATATTGGCTGACGCCGGAAGGCTTGCTGAAATTGGAGGCATGGGCGCGGGATGGTTTGACAGATGAACAGATTGCCCAGAATATGGACATTGATTCAGCTACTTTGTATCGCTGGAAGAAACGGTATTGCGAGATTTGCGAGTCCCTAAAAAGGGGCAAGGAGATTGTGGACATCCAAGTGGAGAATGCGCTGCTGAAGCGTGCCCTTGGTTATTCCTACAATGAGGATAAGTATATCAGTGTTCCGATGGATCTGGCTGAGTATACTGAGAAGCTGGAACAGTACATGAACATGTATAAGTTTAAACATCCGGAAGCCACTGACTCTGAACTGATGCTTGTACGAGAGCGGTTCCCAAAAACCAAGGAAGTGCTTGCGGAACGAAAAGTGAAAGAAATTGTTCCGGATACTACAGCACAGATATTCTGGTTGAAGAACCGATGTCCGGATAGATGGAGAGATAAACAAGATGTTGCAGTTGAAGGCAGTATGAAGGTCACCAATCCATATGACGAACTTTCGGTTGAGGAGCTAAGGGCGCTTGCAAGGATGTGTGAAGCCAATGAAGGCGGTTAGCTATACAGAGGTTAAGAAGTCGCTTGCGAGAAAGAATTTCTTTTCATACTGCAATTTGAAAGCTCCGGACTTCTACAAAGCAGACCGTCAGTATCTGCTAGATCTCTGCAATGAGTTCCAGGGCTTCTACGAATCGAACGATGAAGTAATGATCATAAACCTGCCACCGCGACATGGAAAGTCAAGAACGGCAGGTTTATTTGTTGAGTGGGTGCTGGGGAAGGATCAGAGCCAGAAGATCATGACTGGTTCCTACAATGAAACGTTGTCCACGACCTTTTCCAAGAACGTCCGCAACGATATCCAGGAAATTAAAGGTGATAAGGACAAAGTAGTGTTCTCAGATATCTTTTCGGGCGTCAGCATCAAACAGGGCGATGGAGCCATGAACCTGTGGAGCCTGGAAGATGGCTATAACAACTACCTGGCAACATCTCCGACCGGTACTGCTACCGGTTTCGGCGCGACACTGATGATCATCGATGACCTGATCAAGAATGCGGAGGAAGCTAATAACGAGACGGTCAAAGAGAAACACTGGGACTGGTTCACAAATACGATGCTGTCTCGTCTTGAGGAAGGCGGAAAGATCATCATCATTATGACTCGATGGGCTAGTGATGATCTGGCAGGACGCGCCTTGGAGTATTACGCGGGCGAGGGCATCAAGGTCCGGCACATTTCCATGAAAGCGCTGCTGGATTCGGATACACACCGGATGCTCTGTTCGGACGTACTGTCGTACCAGTCATATATGCGCAAGGTAAAAGCCATGGGCGCAGATATCGCATCTGCCAATTATCAGCAGGAACCAATTGACTTGAAAGGCAGGCTGTATAGTAGCTTTAAGACATATAGTGGAGAGCTGCCGCAATTTAAGGAAATCAGGAATTACACCGATACAGCAGATACTGGCGAGGATTATCTGTGCAGCATTAACTACGGTGTTACGTTTTCTAATGAAGCGTATATCCTGGATGTTCTTTACACCAAGGACCCGATGGAAGTCACTGAACCGGCAACGGCCAAGATGCTTCTGGAAGGTAAAGTCAATGCAGCCAAGATTGAGTCAAACAACGGTGGACGTGGATTTGCACGGAACGTACGAAGAATCTTGGAGCAGGAGTTTGGAAGCAATTATACGACCATTAAGTGGTTTACCCAGAGCAAGAATAAGCAAGCGCGAATCTATTCCAATTCATCTTGGGTGATGGAACATATTTATTTCCCAGAAGATTGGAGAAACCGCTGGCCAGAATACTACGACTCAATGATCAAATACCAGCGAGAGGGCAAAAACAAGCATGATGACGCTCAGGATGCCACTACCGGCATTGCAGAGAACTGCACCAAAGGCAGTGGAATGAAAGTCATGAAATAGAGGTGAGAAACATGGACATTGAAGTGATCAAAAAACTGATCAGAAAATATCAGCCTGGACATTCCGAATTTGTGGTAAAGGCATTGCAGGCGAGAAATTACTACGAGAATAAAACAGATATTCTTTTCCCCGACCTGAAAAAGAAGAAAGAACAGGAGGAGAAACCGCTGCGGAACGCTGACAACCGAATCCCATTTAACTTTCATGGACTTCTGGTCAACCAGAAAGCTTCGTATATGTTTACAGCTCCACCACTGTTTGATCTGGGGAGCAAGGCGGCTAATAAAAGCCTGACAAAGTTCTTGGGTGACAAATATGCGAAAGTATGTAAGGATCTGTGCATCGATGCATCCAACTGTACGATCGGCTGGCTGCATCTTTGGAAAGATAATGTGGGATCGTGGAAATACGCAATAGTTCCGGCAGAACAGATCATACCGGTCTGGTCGAAGAGTCTGGAAAAGAAACTCCTTGGTGTGCTTCGCACATATCCGGATATCGATGAGGATACCGGTGATTCTTACACGGTTTACGAATACTGGAACGATAAAGAATGTGCTGCGTATCGTTTAAAAGCGGGGGATGAGTTGGAACAGCTGAAACCGTATCCGATGTTCATGGTAGACCCGGAACTCTGCGAGATGTCGGAGGTGTATCAGCATGTAGCAGGAGAGGTGCCGTTCTTTCCGTTTTTTAATAACAATATCAATGCCAACGACCTTGCAAATATTAAGCCGCTGATTGATACCTACTGCAAGGTATTCAGCGGCTTTGTTAATGACCTGGAGGATATCCAGGAGATTATCTTTGTACTGACCAACTACGGAGGCGCTGATCTGGGCGAGTTTATGCGTGATTTAAAAAATTACAAGGCTATCCAGATCGAGAGTGAAGGCGAAGGGGATCATTCCGGCGTTTCCACATTAACCATTGAACTGCCGGTGGAAGCCAGGGAGAAGCTGTTGACGATCACGCGAAAATGTATTTTTGAACAGGGAATGGGCATTGATCCAGACCCGGTGAATTTCGGAAACAGTTCCGGTGTGGCTCTCGGGTTCCTGTATTCTCTTTTGGAACTGAAAGCCGGATTGCAGGAAACAGAGTTTAAGCTGGGGTTTGGTCGTTTTATCAGATGCATATGCAGGCTTATGAAGATTCCGATTAAAGATGATGTCATTACACAGACCTGGACAAGAACCAGCGTAAAAAATGATTTAGAACTGTCTCAGATTGCGCAGCAGTCAGTTGGCGTTATTTCTCAGGAAACCATCATTGCTCATCATCCATGGGTCGAAGATCCGGAGGGAGAACTTGCCCGGATAGAGAAACAGAAACAAAAAGAACTGGAACAGGCAGATCCATATTATGAGGCATTCCAGCAGAAGCCGGGACAAGCGGCCAAAGGCGGTGTAAAGGATGGTAAAGAAAGCAAATAGGGAGTACTGGAAAAAGCGGTTTGAAGCCCTGGAGGATAAACAGTATCAGGAAAGCGAAGCTTATTACCGGGATGTAGAAGAACAGTTTAGGAAAGTGTGCAATGGGTTGACACTTGATATTGAGCGATGGTACCAGAGATTGGCGGACAACAATGATATCAGTCTGGCAGCAGCAAAGAGACTTTTGAAAAAAGGTGAGCTGGATGAGTTTCTGTGGTCGGTAGAAGAGTATATTCAAAAGGGAGAAGAGAATTCGGTAGATCAGCGCTGGATGAAAGAACTGGAAAATGCTTCTGCCCGACATCACATTTCCTATCTGGAAGCTATGAAGCTTCAAGTGCGGCAATATGGAGAGCTGCTGGCTGCCACTATGGAAAATGGTTTAACAGAATACCTTCATAAAACCTATAGCGAGCAATATTATCGTGCCGCTGTGGAAATCACCAACGGAACCAAAGTGGGAATGAATTTGACAAGATTGGATGAAAAGAAGATAGATGCTGCTATCAGGTATCCTTGGGCATCAGATGGAAAGAGTTTTTCAGACCGGATATGGTCCAATAAGGAAAGACTGGTTCAGAAACTCCATACAGAACTGGTTCAGAATCTGATTCGCGGAGAGTCTCCCAGAACGGCGATTGATCTGATTGCGGCGGAAATGAATACCAGCAAAAAAAATGCCGGACGTTTAATCATGACAGAATCTGCTGCCATTTCTTCCAGGGCGCACAGCCAGTGTTTTAAGGAACTGGGAGTAAAGCAGTATGAGATTGTGGCCACTCTGGACAGCCATACTTCAGAAATCTGCCGGGAGATGGATGGAAGGGTATTCGATTTAAAGGATTATGAGGAGGGCTTAACGGCACCGCCCTTCCATCCCTGGTGCCGCACCACAACTGTACCACACTTTGATGATGAATTTACCGTAGGGGAACAGCGGGCGGCCAGAGATGAGGAAACTGGAAAGACCGTGTATGTTCCGGCAGGGATGAAGTATGAGGGGTGGAAACAACAATATCTCAGTTCGGATAATGATAAAAGCAAAGTTAGAAGGGCGCAATATTTGACACGAACCCATAAAGGAGCATCAGATATTTCCCGAGAGAAACAGATTACGGATGAGGCTATATCAGAGATTCCACAAAAGGTTCGGGACAAATTGGAAGAGGGAACGGTTATTGATATTGGTAAGATTGGAGCTAGCCAATATGATTATGATAATGATATACTGTATGTAGCTAAGAAAGCGGAAAAAGAAGATATAGTCCATGAATTCGGTCATCTTGTGGAAAACAAGATGATGGATTATGAAAAGATATCTCAGATCAGAAGACAGATTATAGGAGAAGTTGATATTTGGGATATAAAAACAGAAACATTTTATGACAATGAGGGAAATCCGGTTGAGATATTTTTGTTGGAAAATGATAAGTTTGTGTCTCAGTACCAAGGCAGGATATATGCTGAAACCATTTGGGATGCCTTCGATGAAGACGGAGATTTTCGTGATGAGTTAATGATGGAATTTATTTCTGAGCCATTCCGGGAATACATTGAAAATCCTGAATTTGTTAAGAGTAAGTGCAAAGAACTGTATGATTTGATTGAGGAGTCTGTAAAATGAGCAAAAAAGAACAGCTGCTAAGTATTGATACATATGAGGAATTTAATCGTCGCAGAGAAGAATTCCGTGGTTTGGAATTGGACGAGGATATAAAAAAACATCTTTCGAAAATATTTCCAAAATGTTATGGAGAAAACGAAGAACTCTATAAGACTTGTCCACAGATTGGGAAGAAAAAGGTTATTGGGAAATAGTCACCAGCTAGACTGGTTCAAAAATATATCGAAAGGTGGAGAAAACAATGATTGTAATTCCAATTTGTTTGAGATGCGAACATTTAAAAAAAGGAATGAAGTGTAAGTTTTATCCTGATGGGATACCAGAAAAAGTTGCTCTTGGAAAGAATGAAGAAAAATGTAAGTGTTTTGAATTAAGAAGGAATACCACCAGTCAGTAATGGCCGGTGATATTTCTATCCCCTTTTTATTGCGATGTCGCAACACCATTTAGTCATAGAATGCCACAATTAGTCATTCATTTTAGTCATTAACACGCGGGAAACCGGGTGTTATTTTTATGCCTTTTGTTCGGCAGGCGTAAAAGAACCGGCATCTACTTTGCCGGAGTATAACCGGCCAAATCCCAGTACCCGGAGAGCGGGAATAAAAATCTATGGAGGGAAATGAAATGTTAGAATGGTTAAATGAGATTTTAAAAAGTGCAACTGTAACAGACGGCGCTCTTGAGGTTGAGAAGCTTCAGAAAGCAATTGAGGCAGAGTTCCCGAAACATGCGGTACCGAAGCAGGACTACAATGATAAGGTGAAGGAACTGGCTACTGCGAATAACACCATCAAGGAGCTGAAAAAGGACAATGCAGACAACGAAGAGCTTCAGACCAAGGTGAAAAATTATGAAACAGAAATTGAGAATCTGAAGAATGCAGCCACAAATACTGCCAGAGAGTATGCGTTAAAGGACAGGTTGAAGGAAGCCGGTGTTACAGATGCAGACTATGTGATTTACAAGCAGGGAGGCCTGGAAAAGTTTACCTTTGATAATGAGGGAAAGCCAGTAGGTGTGGATGAATTATTAAAGCCGCTTCGTGAGAGTTCTCCTCATCTGTTTAAAGAGGCTTTTTCCGGAGGATATAATCCGGCAGGAGGTACAGGAGGCCAGCCAAAGAATCCGTTTGCCAAAGAAACCTTTAACCTGACGGAGCAGGGAAGGCTGCTTCGTGACAATCCGGCGCAGGCCAGACAGCTGGCGGCAGCTGCCGGAGTAAAAATTTAGAAAGGATGAGTAATTTATGCCAGGAACAACTTTACAGGATGTTATTGTCCCGGAACTTTTTGAGCCATATGTAATTAACCGGACAATGGAATTATCCGCATTATATCAGAGCGGAATTATTACACGGAATGTGGAATTTGACCGTTTGGCCAGTGAGGCGGCTCCCATTCATCAGATGCCGTTCTTTGAGGATTTAACAGGGGATTCTGAGGATATTATTGAGGGAAAAGATTTGACTGCAAAGAAAATCAAATCTAACAAGGATGTTTCAACGACAATCCGAAGGGCAAATATGTGGTCGGCAACGGATTTATCTGCCGCTCTGGCCGGAACTGACCCGATGGCAGCTATCGGAAACCTGGTGGGTGGTTATTGGGCAAGGGAGTTTCAGAAGATTTTAATCCAGGTACTATCCGGCGTGTTTGGAAGTTATACAGATACCGGAACAGTTACCCCGCTGGAGGATCATATTCTGGATATTTCAAAAATGAGTTCCGCAGCCGCTCAGAAAATCAGCGCCAGCTCTTTTATTGATGCTTTACAGCTCTTGGGAGATGCCCAGGGACAGCTGACAGGTGTTGTTATGCACAGTGCAACAAAGTCCTACTTAAAGAAGCAGAACTTGATTCAGACAGAGCGCGATTCTAATTCTGTAGAATTTGATACTTACCAGGGGCGAAGAGTGATTGTAGATGATGGCGCTCCGGTGGCCGGTGATATTTATACCACTTATCTTTTTGGCCAGGGAGCGATTGCTTTCGGCAACGGCACTCCGGTTGGTTTTGTTTCCACTGAAGTAGACAGAGATAAGAAAAAGGGCTCTGGTGTGGATTATCTGATTAACCGTAAAACCTTTATCATGCATCCCAGAGGAATCAAATGGACCAATGTGGAGCGGGAAAACGTAGAGACTCCTACAAAGGCAGAGCTGATGAGTGCCAAGAATTATGAACGCGTTTATGAACCAAAGCAGATCCGCATGGTGGCATTTAAACACAAGATTGGGTGACGTCTATGATCTGGGATATGGGAAAGCTGAAAGGACTTCTGGGTATTTCTCAGGCTGATGTGGCCAGAGACATACCTCTGCAGTTTATTATGGACTATGTGGATGAGGTAGTAACCAATTACTGTAATCTTCCAGAAGTTCCCGATGGGCTTATCACAACCTGTTACCGGATGGCTATGGATTTGTACCGCGCAGCTGGAATCGGAGAAGCGGATGTGCCACTGTTTGTCTCTTCTTTGAAAGAAGGAGATACCGTTACTTCATTTGGCAGTATGTTTTCTGTGCTTTCTGACAGCATTTTGAATGATTATAGAGCGCAGCTAAACCGATATAGAAAGCTGAGGTGGTAATATGATTGCAGATGCTATTAAACAGGCGCAGAGGATACACAGACAGATGCTGGAAGCTGCGTATGACGGAAGTTTGACAGTTTCGGAATATCAGCAGGTCAAAAATCCAAAAACAAAGCTGACAGAGCAAAAAGAGGTTGTGGTTTTAGAAAAACAGCCCTGCAGGCTGTCCCATGACAGTGTGCAGCCGTCTGCGAAGGAGCGCGGGGCAGAGGAAGTCTTTCAGGTAGTTCGCCTGTTTTTGGCTCCTGAAGTGAAAATTAAGCCCGGTTCTAAGCTTTCTGTGACACAGAATGGAGTGACCAGGGCTTACCAGTGCAGCGGAACGCCCGCAGTATATGCAACCCATCAGGAAATCATTTTGACACTTTTCGAAAGGTGGGCTTAAATGAAGTATGGCAAGGTAAATACAAAGGGTCTGAAAGAGCTTCAGAAATCCTTAAAGCATCTGGAGGAGCCCAGTCAATTTGCAGAAGCCTGTGCAAGGGAGCTGGCAGCCAGACTGCTTGCTAAGGTAACAAAGCGAACTCCAGTTGGCCAGTATCCGAAAGGTTCCGGCATGATGGGCGGAACGCTTCGGCGCGGATGGACAGGCAGCAAGAGAAGTTCGACATCCTCTTATGTTGATGCTCTTCCAATTACGTATACAGACGGGAAGTATGTAATTGAAATCATAAACCCAACGGAATATGCTTCTTATGTAGAATTTGGTCATCGCACTGTAAATCACGAAGGATGGGTAAGAGGACAGTTTATGATGACTATTTCTGAAAAAGAACTGCAGGAGATTGCACCAGAGCTTCTGGAAAAACGGATTCGGGAATATTTAAGGAGGTGCTTTCCATGATAGAAGGGATTATTCAAGCAATCAGTATTGCACTGGACGCAGAATTTGGGGAATCTTATAAAATTTATCCGGAATTAACGGAACAGGAGCTTTCAAAGCCCTGTTTTTTTGTTTATTGTTTGGAAACTTCCTGTAATGTGTACCGGGGAAACCGGTATTTTTCCAAGAACACCTTTGTGATTCAATATTTCCCATATTCCTCTGATATTGAGATGGAATGTAACCGGGTTGCAGAGAGATTATTTTCTTGTCTGGAGTTGATTACCTGCCCGGAAGAGAGTATGCCGATTTCAGGGACAAAGATGAATGCAAAAATCGAGGATGGAAGGCTGTTTTTTAAGGTTAACTATGACCTTTTCCTGATAAAGGGAGAAGATGCTGTTCTGATGGAGACACTGGAACAGGAGATTGGAAACAGAAAGAATAATATGACAGAAAATTAGGAAAGGAACGGTGAAACAATATGGCATTAGGTGGCGGAATTTATGTTGCGCAGAACAAAGTACTGCCTGGGGCATATATAAACTTTATTTCAAAAGCAGTAGCAACGGCCTCTTTGTCTGACCGTGGGATTGTTACAATGCCTTTGGAGCTGGATTGGGGAGAGGATGGAAAACTGATAGAGGTGTCGGCTGGAGATTTCCAGAAAAAGAGCCTGGAACTGTTTGGATATGACTATGGGGATCCTCACATGGCTGGCCTTAGAGATTTATTTATTGGGGCAAGAACACTTTTGGCATATCGCTTAAATGGCGGAGGTCTGAAGGCATCCAATGATTATGCTGAGGCGAGATATAAGGGTACCCGTGGAAATGACTTAAAGGTTGTGATTCGAAAGAATGTGGACAACGAAGAGTTGTTCGACGTAAAGACTTTCTTAACTACAGGAACGGAAACTGTTGAAATGGACAGTCAGACAGTAGAAGAGGCATCCACTCTTCAAGATAATGATTTCTTGGTTTGGAAAAAGGAGGCTGTTCTGGAGGAAACGGCAGGCGTTCCCTTAGCTGGCGGCAGCAACAGTGTAGTAGACAATGCTGCGTATCAGAAGTATACGGATTTAGCGGAAACAAAATCATTTCATGTTATGGGCATTCCTACTACGGATGAGAAAATTAAATCCTTGTTTATTGGGTTCTGTAAGAGAATGCGAGATGAAATGGGAGTAAAATTCCAACTGGTAACCTATCAGGCAGCCGCAGCTGATTATATGGGGGTGGTTTCTTTTGAAAACCCAGCAGTAGGAACTACTATGGGGGAATCAGCCGGTGTTTATTGGGTTTCTGGAATTCTGGCCGGGTGCGCAGTAAACCGGTCCTGCCAGAATAAACTGTATGATGGTGAGTTTGTATTCAAGACGGATTACACCCAGAATCAGCTTGTGGATGGCATTAAAGCAGGTAAATTTATGTTACATAACGTGGGAGATGATGTCCGGGTTCTGGCAGATATCAATACTATGGTAACTGTGACTGGCGAACAGAGCGATATTTTTAAGGAGAATCAGACTATCCGGGTTATTGATCAGATCGGAAATGACATTGCAGTGCTTTTTAATACGAAATATCTGGGGGTAGTCCCCAATGATAATGCAGGGCGTCTTTCCTTATGGTCTGACATTAAAAAGCTGTGTATGCAGCTGGAACGGATTCACGCGATTGAGACATTTGCTGACAGTGATATTGCAGTGCTTCCAGGAACAACCAAAAAGGCCGTTGAGGTTCAGCTAAACGTAACTGTGGTAAATGCGATGGGACAGTTATATATGACCGTTGTAGTACAGTAGGAGGTTTCATATGGGTAAAAACATTACGATGAAAGCCCGCGATACAATTGCGGCAAAGCTGGCAGAGTGTTTCGTGACTATCGGAACACGCCGCTATAATTTTATGCAGATGATTGACTGCGAGTGGAAGGTAGAGAAAACTAAGGCATCTGTTCCCAGACTGGGGGCCATTATGGTGGGTCATAAATCCTGCGGGATGGAGGGAACCTTTTCCGGAACCGCCCATTATAATCAGACTGTGCTTCGTCAGGCTTTGCTGGATTATAAGGATACGGGAGAGGATCTGTATTTTGAAATGCAGGTAACCAATGATGATCCGACCTCTGCAGCAAAACGTCAGAGTGTTATTTTTTATGATTGTAATACAGACGGAGGCATTCTGGCGAAATTTGATGCAGATGGTGAGTATCTGGATGAAGAGATTGAGGGAACCTTTGAAGATTTCTCCATTCCAGAAAGCTTTAAGGAGCTGGAAGGCTTCTTAACCAATTAAGTAGAGAAAGAAGGTAAAAAAACATGTCAAAGTTTAGTGCATTCATGAAAGCAAATAAGGTGGTGCGTCCGAATGGAAAGTATGCGCCGACTTCATCTTTAAGAGATGCAGATGGAAACCCCTTAGAGTGGGAATTTCGCCCTATTACTTCCAGAGAAAATGATGAAATTCGAGATTCCTGTACCAGGGATGTGCCGGTAACGGGAAAGCCCAATGTGTTCCGTCCGAAGTTGGATACTTCCAAATATATTGTAAAGCTGGTATGTGAGTCTACCGTTTTTCCAGATTTATATGATGCGGAGCTGCAGGATTCCTATGGGGTAAAAACACCAGAGGAGCTGGTATATGCTATGGTAGATAATGCGGGTGAATATGGTGATTTTTCTGTGTGGATGCAGAATTTTCAGGGCTTTACAAAGAGTTTGGATGAAACGGTAGAAAAAGCAAAAAACTGATAGAGGGCGAGGAACAGGATCCAGAAGCGAGTTATGCATATTATGCGCTTCTGAAGTTTCATATCTTGCCCTCAGTTTTTCTTGAAATGGACGAAAGAGAAAAGGCTTTCGTGATTGCCGCTATCGATATTAAGTCGAAGCATGATAAGGAGCAGGAAAAGAAAGCCCGGAAAGCAGCAAAGAAAAAGGGGTGATGATGTTTGGCATCCATTGAGACGGGAATTGAATTGCATGATGGTTTTTCCAAGGTGATGGAACATATTATCAACGTGGTTGACATGGCAGTAGGACAGATGGAAGCGATGCAGCAGACCATGAATCGACCGATAAATACCGGAGCTGTAGAAAATATGGGAAATCAGGCCGGTCAGGCTGCTGCTGCATACAATGAGCTGGCGAATTCCATACGAACCGCAGCGGAAACGGCAGAAGCTGAAATAGTACCGAAGATTCCGCAGGCGCCTGACATCTCTCCAGTGAATCCGGAACCAGTGAACAGGATGCCATATCCGGAAACGATAGAGCAGGAGGTCATTCAGAGGCCTGTTGTGGTATCGCAACCGAGGGCACCGCCGATATCTCCAGAAATCGCAGAAGTTCCGGTTCAGCTAATAGTAACAGCCCAGCCTGAGATAGAAATTCCAGAAGAAATTTCAGTACCGGTAATACCTGAGGTAACTGAGCAGCCGGAAATAAAAATACCAGAGGGTGCTGCAGTTCCAATAACAGCGGTAGTAACTGAGCAGCCAATGATAAAAACACCGGATGAAATGACGGTACCGATTATACCAGAGGTAGTGGCTCAGCCGGAGATTAAAATTCCAGAAGAGCTTTCAGTTCCAGTAATACCAGAGGTAGTGGCCCAGCCTGAGATAGAAATTCCAGAAGAAATTTCAGTACCGGTAATACCTGAGATAACTGAGCAGCCGGAAATAAATACCTTGGATGAAATTGCGGTTCCAGTGATACCAGAGGTAACTGAGCAGCCTGAAATAAATATTCCAGAAAGTGTGACAGTTCCGATAGAACCGGTGATTGCCAATCATCCGGAGATTAAAACTCCTGACAGAATTCCAGTTCCAGTGGAGCCGATTGTGACAGCTCAACCTCAGATAGAGACACCAGATCATATTGAAGTTCCAGTAGATGTGTCAGTAACAGGAGTGGACACAGAGGCACAGGAGATTAACGGAATTACAGCGCGGTTGAATGAAGTAGCTCAGATGCAGGAAGCTATTCAGAATACAGCATCATCCCTGTATGTGTTGCCGGACGGCTCTGCAGATGAAATCAGGAAGATAAATGGCGAGATTACGCAGATGCAGGCAGCGCTGGAGTTTTTGAAAGAAAATCCGTTTGCAATGGATTCTTCTGTAGCGCAGTTGCAGATCCAGAGTATTTCAGAGGGATTAGAACAGCTGACTGTCGAACAGGAAAAACTGGATGCAGCTATGGGGAACCTTCCATCACAGCATTTAAGGGTAACAGTAGATGCGCCAGATCCGTTGATTGAACCGCCGCAGCCTGTAAGAGTTCCGATAGAATGGCAGACAGAGCCTCTGGAAGTCTATACAGGAAGCGGTATAGAGAGATTTCAGCAGGAAGCAGAAAGCGCCAATCAGATGCTTTCTCGGTTAAGTAGTATGCAGACAGCTATTGCAAAGCAGGCATACAATACAGATATTCTTCCTCCGAAAGCATTTCAGGATATGAATCGGATGGTTTCCAGAATTAATCTGGTACAACAGCGGATTTTACAGCTGGAAAATAATCCTATTAACATCGGGACTGACCAGGCAAATACAGAATTGGAGCAGTTACGCTCTCAGTTAAGCCAGGCACTACAGGCACAGAATCAGCTCAATGAAGCCATGGAACATATGGATGCGGGAGAAATTAATGCTTCTTATCTGAGATTATCTCAGACCATCGGTAATACTGAGCGGTATATCAGGGATAATATTTCAGAACAGGGCCGGTTTAACCAGGAACTGCAGGAAGGTGTCCAGAGGGCAAATGGACTGACTGACATGATTAAGCGTGTCGCCGGTGCATATCTGGGAATTCAGGGAATGAAAAATGCATTGAATCTGTCTGATACCATGACTCAGACCACAGCAAGGCTGAGTTTGATAGTAGATGATGGTGGTAGCGTGGAAGAATTGCAGAATAAGATTTTTGCTTCTGCACAGAATTCCCGGGGCCTTTATATGGCGACAGCAGATGCAGTTTCTAAACTTGGTATGCAGGCAGCCAGTGCCTTTTCGTCCAATGATGAACTGATTGGATTTACGGAGCTTTTAAATAAGTCATTTGTAAATGCGGGAACATCTATGCAAGGTGTAGATTCAGTTATGCTTCAGCTGACACAGTCCATGGCAGCTGGAAAGCTTCAGGGAGAAGAGTTAAATGCTGTTCTTGATAATGCAGCCCCAATTGTACAGAATATTCAGCAGTATCTGGAGGAAGTTCAGGGAATTGATGCAAGTAATATCAAACAGCTGGCATCGGATGGAGTCATTACCGCACAGGTAATCAAAGATGCCATGTTTTATGCAGCGGATGATATCAATGCAAAGTTTGAATCTATGCCGATGACATGGGGACAGATTTGGAGTTCCATGCAGAATTCAGCTATGATGGCATTTCAGCCAGTACTGCAGAGAATCAATGATATTGCAAATACAGAAGGTTTTCAGGTTTTTGTAGACAGGGTAGTAAATGGTCTTGCGGCACTGGCCAATATGGCACTAAATGTCTTTGACCTATTGGCTTCTATGGGAAATTTTGTAGCTGATAACTGGTCGGTAATCAGTCCGATCGTCTACGGAATTGTTGGGGCATTGGCTGTATATGCAGCATATTTGGGGATTTTGAAAGCCATGGAGCTTGCAAGCGCGGCCGCAAAAGGAGTTCTCGCAGCAGCTGAATTTGTTCATGTGGCGGCAGTATCAGCACAAACAGGGGCAACCATATCTGCAACAGCAGCGCAGATGGGATTAAATGGCGCCATGTATGCCTGTCCGATTGTGTGGATTATCATGTTGGTTATTGCTTTGATAGCAGTGCTTTTTGCTGTTTGCAGTGCGATTGCTAAAATGACAGGTGTTGCCCAAACTGGGTTCGGAGTAATCACCGGAGGAGTGATGGTGATAATCTCGTTTTTCTGGCAGCTTTTATCCGCTGTGATTACTATTTTTGGAGCGGTCGGAGCAGCAGCCGGTGCGCTTGGTCACAATATGATTGCTGCTTTTCATAATTCCATTGCGAATGTGCAGACGTTTTTTTACAACTTATTATCTACAGCAATGTCCGTGATATCTAAGATAGCTTCAGCTCTCTCAAAGTTGCCTTTTGTAGAGTTTGATGCGTCCGGTCTGGCCGGTGCGGCAGATGCTTATGCAGCAAAAGCCCAGGCAGCTCAGGACAGCAAAATGGAGTATGAGGATATTGGTGCAGCCTTTTCTTCTGAAATGTCGAAAATGACTGCCTTTTCAGATGGCTGGGCATCGGATGCCTTTCAAAAGGGAGCGGTGTGGGGAGATGGAGTTGCAGAGAAAATAAGTGATTTCAGCTTAACGGATGTGTTTGGCGGCAGTGATTTAATCCCGAATATAGAAGATTATACAAAAGGGATGGATGGTGCGGTAGCCAATGGGATTGCTGATTCTGGCATCGCAGATAATTCTGGAAGTACAGCTGGTAATACAGCCAAAATGGCAGATACTTTATCTGCTTCTGAAGAGGATTTAAAGTATCTGAGAGACATTGCAGAGAGAGATACAGTAAATCGGTTTACGACTGCTGAAATTACGGTTAATCAGACTAATCATAATAATATCAACAGCAATATGGATGTGGATGGCATGATTGAGCGCATGACAGAAGGAATGACGGAAGCGATTGAGATTACAGAAGAGGGGGTACATGAATAATGGCAGCAGGATATGATTTTTATCTGGGGCGTGTATTATTGCCAGTGCCCCCAGAAAAACTACAGATAAAAATAAATGGCAGCAATAAAACCATTACGCTTATGAATGATGGCGAAATTAATATTTTAAAGAATGCCGGACTGACGGATATTGAATTTGAAGTTGATATTCCTCAGGTCTGGTATCCTTATGCCAAATATAAAGCCGGATTTCAGAATGCGTCATATTTCCTGGAACAGTTTGAGAGAATGAAGCAGGAGAAAAAGCCGATATCCTTCATCGTAAGTCGAAGCACACCAGGAGGAAAGCGCTTGTTTGATACCAACATGAAAGTATCTGTTGAAAACTATATGCTTACGGAAAATGCGAAGAATGGTTTTGACATAACTGTAAAAATGGTATTGAAGCAGTACCGCTATTACGGGCTAAAGACTGTTTCCATTCTGGAAAATACAAAGAGTGAAGCTCCAGTAGCGGCAGTGGAGACTAAAAGGGAGACCAGGGAACCGCCAAAAGTGTCCCAGACATACACAGTAAAAAAGGGAGATTGTCTTTGGGCAATTGCGAAGCGTTTTTACGGAAATGGTTCCCTTTATACCAGAATTTATTCTGCAAATCAGGGGATTATTGGTGGAGATCCAAACCGGATTTACCCAGGACAGGTGCTTACCATTCCAGCAGGATAGGAGTGACATATGGCAGTAGAATTATGGATTTCAAGTCAGGATATGAAGAGGGAATTTTCTCCCTTAGTAGAGGAGGGGATTGAATGGCAGACAGAACGAAGAGGGGTTCCAGGAAAGCTGACATTTAAGATTTTAAGCCAGAAGGGATTGGATATTTCGGAGGGAAGTGCAGTCAGGCTGATAGACGGAAATGATAAATTATTTTTTGGCTATGTCTTTAAACGGAACCGATCTAAGGATGGTTTGGTGTCGATTACTGCTTGGGATCAGATTCGGTATTTGAAAAATAAGGATACTATTAAATATGTGAATAAAAAAGCCTCAGAATTTATCCGGATGTTGGGAGCTGATTTTCAGCTGAATCTAGGAGAAATCCAGGATACTGGATATGTGATTCCTCGCCGGAATGAAGATAATTTATGTTTACTGGATATGATCAGCAATGCTCTTGATTTAACTCTGCAGAATACGAAAAAGATGTTTATTCTTTATGACGATTTTGGCTATCTGACCTTAAAAAGTTTGGATCGGATGAAGGTGGGAGAGCAGGGGGCTTATCTGATGGTAGATGAAGAATCCGGAGAGGATTTTGAGTATGGTACCAGTATTGATGATAAGACCTACAACCAAGTGAAGCTGGCTTATGAGAATAACACAACCGGAAAGAGGGATATTTACCTTGTAAAGTCTGGAGAAAATATAAACCGATGGGGTATTTTACAGTATTTTGATACTTTAAAGGAGCATGAAAACGGACAGGCGAAGGCAGACGCCCTTCTTTCACTCTACAACCAAAAAACACGAAAACTGGTTTTGAAGAATGTTTTTGGGGATAATCGTGTAAGGGCTGGTTCTTTGATTGTGGTAATCCTGCATTTGGATGACATTCGAGTACAAAATTTTATGCTGGTGGAGAAGTGCCGGCATATCTGGAAAAACGAGGAGCATTTTATGGATTTAACTCTGCGCGGGGGTGAATTTAATGGCTGATATGACTGATTTTATTCGTCAGGTGAAACGTGCAGCTGTAGAAGCCACAGAAGCCGGGAAACCTGTACAGATCCTTTATGGAACGGTAACCAAAGAGAATCCGATGGAAATTACTATGAATCAGCAGAAGATTCTGGATGCAGATGACTTGATCCTTTGTAGCCATTTGTCTGATTATGAGGTGGAGCTGGAAATGAACTGGCCGGTAACGGGGGGAGAAGGCGGAAGTATTACCGGAATAAAAAAGGTTATGTTTAAAAATCATTTAAGAGTAGGGGAAAAGGTGATTCTTCTCAGACAGCAGGAGGGGCAGAACTATGTTGTGATTGACAGGATGGCGGTGATGAAATGATACCAGCGTCAGGAGGTTTTTTGAAACGGGATTTTGAATTGAAAAAGCAGCCTTCCAAAACCTATAAAATGATACTGAAAACCCAGGATTCTGTTCGGGGATATACGGAACACTTGGAAGCAATGAAACAGGCGATTTACAAAATCCTCAATACAGAACGGTACCAATATGTTATGTATTCCTGGAATTATGGTATTGAAACATTGGATTTATACGGGGAACCGGTCAGCTGGGTTTGTCCGGAACTGGAAAGCCGTATCCGGGAGGCGCTGATGACGGATGACAGGATCCTGGATGTAACAGACTTTGTTCACGATACCTCAAAAAAGAATGTAATTCACGCCACCTTTACAGTGAAGACTGTATTTGGAGAGTTACAGGCTGATAAGGAGGTGACAATTTAAGTGTATGAAAATGTAACTCATGAAACAATATTAAACCGGATGCTTGGCCGTGTATCCAATTCCCTAGATAAGCGGGAAGGCTCAGTTATTTTTGATACGCATTCTCCTACAGCTATCGAATTCCAGGTGCTTTATATTGAACTGGATACTATTATCCGGAATACCTATGGAGATACTGCTTCCAGGGAGTTTTTGATTCGAAGGGCAAAGGAGAGGGGGATCTCACCTTATCCTGCAGTAAAGGCAATCTTAAAAGGAGTTTTTTCTCCAGTCAACATCGATGTAACCAATAAACGATTTAACATTGATAAGCTGAATTTTATTGTTGGGAAGAAGATTGCAGACGGCGAGTATCAGGTGGAATGTGAAACGCCGGGAGCTATCGGAAATCAATATCTGGGGACAATGATTCCTATTGAATATATTCCCGGCCTGGAGCGGGCGGAGTTGACAGAGGTATTGATTCCCGGGGAAGACGAGGAGGACACGGAAGCCCTTCGGGTTCGATATTTTGAAAGCTTTAATGATATGGCTTTTGGCGGAAACGTAAAGGATTATCAGAATAAGGTAGGAGCAATTCCTGGCGTAGGCGCGGTTAAGGTCAAGCGAATCTGGAATGGGGACTTGGAACCATCTCAGATGATACCTTCTGAGGCGGTGAAGGCCTGGTATGCTTCTGTGATTCCTTCTCTTCAAAAAGAGCCGGCAGCATGGCTGAAAGCAGTATACACGGCGGCTACAGAAAAGAAATTGACGGTGGGAGGAACAGTTCGCCTGATTCTTTTGGATGCCAGCTATAATGAAGCATCCAAAACTTTACTGGAAGCAGTACAGACAAAAATGGATCCAGAACAGAATGCTGGAGAGGGAATTGGTCTGGCGCCCATTGGCCATGTGGTCAGCGTGGTTTCAGCCAAGGGAATCCCAATTACGGTTCAGACAAAAGTGGGGTTTGAAGCCGGTTACAGCTGGGGAAATCTGCAGTCTTCTATTCGTCAGGCAGTGGAAGATTATCTGCTGTCCCTGAGAAAAGAATGGTATCGGACGGAACAAACGATTGTCCGAATTGCCCAGATTGAAAATCACATTATTGGAATCACAGGAGTCATTGATATCAGTGAAACCACTATCAATGGAAAGCCGGTTAATCTGATTTTAGGAACAGAAGAGGTTCCCGTGCTTAGGGAGGTGACTGATATTTGACAAGAGAAGTTACCTTGGAACAATACTTGCCAGAATATTTAAGAAGCTATAAGGAAATTATGTCTGCTTTAAAGGCAGAGAATCCTGAGTTTAATTTGTTTTGGCGCTGTGCCAATCAGGCGTTTGAAAATGCGTTTATTGATACGGCAGACGAGTATGGAATTGGCAGGCTGGAAAAGATGCTGGGACTGCTTCCTATGGATACAGACACCCTGGAAATCCGGAGAATACGGGTAAAAATCAAATGGAATAATACCATTCCCTATACACTTCGGGCATTAAAAAAGAAATTGGGAGAGATGGCAGGAGAAAGCAACTACTTGGTTGATGCGTCTGGCTTTTCGGATTATAGAATTGGAGTTGATATTATCAACCGGGATGAAGAATTGTGTCTGATGATTCTTGAAGTTTTGATTGCCTGGATTCCTGCGAATATGGTTCTGATTTACAGAAGCATTCAAAAATATTGGGGACAGCAGAAAATTTATATGGGGACGGCATTATCTCTAAAAACAAGGTATATTGCAAGACCAATGACAATGAATAAGCATATTTGGGGAATTGCCCGGATATCTTTGGGCGGAAGCCTGATTTCATACACAAAAATAACGGCCAGGCCGGAAAGGAGGAACTTATGGCAAGAATGACAGACCTTCCGGTAGGGACTTATGTGACGCAGAAAGGCTATCGGCTGATTGCTAAGCTATTGGCTTCGAAAAATCAGTTGGAATTTACCAGAGCTGCGGTGGGAACCGGGAAACTCCAAAATGGAGTGAATCCAGAAACATTGGTAAATTTGACGGCATATAAAATGGATGCGAAAATAAGTGCCTGCGGACTGGAAAAGGATCAGGCATTTGTAAATGTTCAGCTAAGCTCTGATGGTATTACAGAGGGGTTTCTGGCGACAGAGGTGGGCGTCTTTGCTCAGGATCCGGACGAGGGTGAAATTTTATATGCTTACATGGATATATCTGGAGATCCAACTTATATCTATGCAGAAGGAACATCCAGCATTTTAAAGTTTGCAGAATTTACTATGTACATGCTGGTAGGGAATTTGAAAAATGTGACAGCTGTTATATCAGCCGGCAGTTTCATTACAAGAGAACAGTTTGAGGAGACAGTCACACAGTTAAAAAATGAAATTAAAGCAAAAGGCTGCGTAAAAATTGGACCGCCAGAAATGGAGCTGAACAAAGGTGAAACATTGTTTGTGGTTGGGGCTGAGCCGCCACCTCTAATAGCAACGGATTTCCAGGGGGCTATGTATACAGATATGACATTTTCAGCATTAGCTCCCGGCAAAGGCAAAATCAAAAATTGGGGAGAAATTACCCCGGAAACTCTTGTTAAGGGCAATTTAAAGGTATCCGAACATGCAGATGTAACGGATACCTTTTTTGCACAAATAAATGAAGAAGAAAGTGAGGAACAAAGTAATGGCAAATGAAAGAGTGTTTACTTATCGCAATGTGGGAACTGAGAATGTCCCGGTATGGGAGAAGTGGTTTTCCAAAACAGTGGCTGATGCGGTGTTTATTGCTGACAGCAATGGGGATGCATCTGAAAAGACGATTGTGGATTATGTGCAGGAGAAAATCAATGATTTAATTGGCGGTGCACCGGGAACCTATGACACCTTAAAGGAGATCGCAGACTATATTGCAGGTCATAAGGATGTATCGGATGCTTTAAACGCGGCAATTGGAGAAAAGGCTGACAAGAACCACGTGCATCCGGCGGCAACTCAGGCCGAAAATGGAATGATGGCTGCGGCAGATAAGAAAAAACTGGATGGGGTAGCTTCTGGGGCGACAGCGAATGATACGAAATATAAAAACCAGACTCCTTCTACAGTAGCTGTAGGCGGGATTCCTAAGGGGTATGTTCCTCCGATTTCTGGTGTAGAGGCAATTGATATGCTGGACAAACTGCTCCATGCATACGTGGCGCCGTCTGCATCTGCGAGTTGTAAGCCTACAAACGGGGGTGTTTTTGAAATTGGAACTTCCCAGACTGTTACTGCGGTGGATGTAAATATTACTCTGGGAAGTACTGGAATTAAGAAAATCGAGGTGTTTGATGGAGAAAACAGCCTGGGAAGCAAAACGAGCGGTATTACCGGCGGAGTGAATACCGTTACGCTGACAAAGGCCTTAACAGTTACTGCAAATAAACAGCTGTCTGTAGTGGTAACTGATAATGAGAATAAGGCCATCACAGCGAAGACCGGATATTTTACTTTTGTATATCCGTACTATTATGGTGCAATTGCGGCAAATCAGAATCCTGATGAGAGCCTGATTAAGGCGGCAGCGAAATCTGTAACTTCAAAGGGAAATAAGAGCTTTACTTATAACTGTACGGACCAGAAGATGATGCTGGCATATCCGAAGACCTATGGTCCGCTGAAGAAGATTCTGGATCCGAACAACTTTGATGTTACGGATACATTTACTCAGAGTGAGGTAAGCGTTAACGGCGTGGCTTATTACGCTTATGTAAACACCCCATCTACAGTGTCCAATTTCAAGATGACCTTTAATTATTAATCTAAGAAAGAGAGGTAAGAACATATGAGTTTTGCAGATAAAAAAGGTATTTCCGTAGCAAGTGGATTTAAGCTTCAGGCGCAGGCACCTATCGATGCCAGATTTCAGGTGAAGACCATTCAGGAAAGAGATGAGCTTGTTTCTATTAAGGCAGCATATCCAGGACTTACAGTGTATGTAACAGATACAAAAACAATGTATGTCTATAATGGCAGTGGATGGGATGAAATGGCAAAAGGGGCCGGTTATACCCATCCAACAACGCCTGGATATAAACATATTCCTGCAGGCGGAGCAGCTGGGCAGATTTTGAAATGGAAGGCAGACGGGGAAGCTCAGTGGGCAGCAGAAAAATCCTATAATAAGGTAACTACTTCTGCAGATGGATTAATGTCGAAAGAAGATAAAAATAAGCTGGATGGCATTGCCGATGGCGCCAATAAGACTATTGTGGATGCAGCCTTAAACGATACGTCCATTAATCCAGTGCAGAATAAAATTGTAAAAGCAGAGCTGGACAAAAAACTGGCTGCATCTTTAAAGGGTGCGGCGAATGGTCTGGCCGAACTGGATTCTGCGGGAAAAGTTCCGGCAGCACAGTTGCCTTCCTACGTGGATGATGTACTTGAATTTGATAATAAAAGCGCCTTCCCAGAAACCGGTGAATCAGGGAAAATTTATGTAGCCAAAGACAGCAACAAGACCTATCGCTGGTCTGGCACTGCTTTCGTGGAAATTTCTGCATCTTTGGCACTGGGTGAAACTGCATCTACGGCATACCGCGGTGACCGGGGTAAGACTGCTTATGATCACAGCCAGTTACCTCATGCGCCGGCGGATGCAGAGAAGAACGTGCAGGCAGATTGGAATGTGTCTGACATCAATTCAGATGCTTTTATCAAAAATAAACCAACATCTCTTCCGGCTGATGGAGGTAATGCAGATACAGTAGAAGGCCACACAGTAAAAACGGATGTTCCAGAAAATGCAAAGTTTACGGATACTACATATTCCGCATTTAAGGGAGCATCTGCTTCTACCAAAGGCGGAGCGGGTCTGGTTCCTGTACCAGAGGCAGGAGCGCAGGATAAAATTCTTCACGGGGATGGAACCTGGCAGACAGAAAAGACCTATTCCCATCCGGATAACCATCCTGCAAGTATGATTACTCAAGATGCGGATCATCGTTTTGTGACAGATACAGAGAAAGCAAAATGGAACAAAAAGCCGGAAATCTTTTTTGGAAGCGGACTTCCGGAGACTGCACCAGCCGGTTCTGTTTGCTTCTTAATTTAGTTTATATTCCCCCGCTGGATATCTGGCGGGGGATGATGGAGGTGGTATGATGGAAGAGAAGGTAACAAGGAAGGTTCGGCATAAGAATGATGACGGGACAGTAACAGAAGCCCGTTTAGGGGCTCTGGCGGAAGATGTCTTGGAAAGTGATACCCGTATGTTTGTTACCAAAAAAGAAAAGGAAGCATTAGAGGAAATGGTAAATACCATTAAGGTAATTCCGTCCGTTTCAGAGAACTTGATATATACAGGAGGCCAGCAAAGCCCTCAGTGGAGAGACTTTGACCCTGCGCAGTTAGATATCAGCGGTCAGACATCAGGAATCAATGCTGGCACCTATACTGCAGTTTTTACACCGAAATCTGGGCGGAAATGGGCCGATGGTACAACAACCCCAAAGGATGTAGCGTGGAATATTGGGAGGGCGGAGGTAGCAATTCCAGTACAGAAGGGCAACCTTATTTATACCGGGGTTTCTCAGAATCCAGTCTGGACGGGATATGATGTTGGAAAGATGTTTTTAAGTGGCGAAACAACAGGATTGAATGCGGGTTCTTATGCAGCGACCTTTACACCAACATCGAATTATCAGTGGACGGATGGCAGTGTAACAGCCAAGACTGTATCTTGGATGATTGGAAGAGCAACTGTTTCAACGGTTCCTGTCCAAAGCGACAGCCTTACCTATACTGGCTCAGAACAGCATCCAGCGTGGAATGGATACGACGAGAAGAAATATAGCATCAGCGGCCAGACATCAGGGACAAATGCAGGAACCTATACGGCCATTTTCACGCCAACATCGAATTACCAGTGGTCAGAGGGCGACATAAACGGAAGGAATGCTCAGTGGAGTATTGGAAGAGCAACGATTCCCAAAGTTCCGAGCCAGAATGGAGTATTAAGTTATACCGGCAGCGTCCAAACGCCGAAATGGAATGATTATAATCAGAATCAGCTGACTATTGGCGGAACATGGACAGCTATTGAGGAGGGGAGTTATACAGCAACCTTTACGCCAACCGCAAACTATCAGTGGGCAGATGGCAGCATCACTGCAAGGAATGTAGTCTGGAAGATTAGTGGCAAGGTTATTTCCAATATACCTTCCCCGAAATCCAACCTTACCTATAATGGCAGTTCTCAGGTTATGACCTGGAATGATTATGATTCCTCCCAGCTTATTATTGGCGGTATCCAGTCAGCAACAGATGCGGGAACCTATACAGCCACATTTACACCTCAGAAGGGATATGTGTGGTCAGATGGTACCAGGAATGCAAGAGAGGTACAATGGACAATACAAAAGATGGAGGTAAGTGTTCCATCGCAGAGAGGAACACTTACTTACAACGGAAATACGCAGTATCCATCTTGGGATAACTACAATATGTCTCAGCTGACTATCAGCGGCAATCAGAGCGGGATTGATGCAGGGACTTACGAAGCAGTATTTGCTCCGAAATCAAACTATAAGTTTGCTGATGGAGCAGAAGCTGAAATTGTTCCTTGGAGAATTAATAAAGCTCCAGGAAGGATTTCTTGCGAACCTGACCGCCTTACATTTTCAAAAATCAATGAGACAAAACATTTAACTGTTGCGATATCTGCAAGTGGTTTGCGATATTCTGTAATTGACAATAAAGTTGCATATCAAGGAGATTATAGTAAAGATCCTGCTGGAAGATATATTATTCCAATTAAATCAAGAAATCGGGGCAACACAACTTTAGTGTTAAATGCAAACGAGGATACAAATTATACTCAAGCTACTATGGAAATACCAATTACTGTAAATGTAGCGGATCCTATTCTCGGAAATAATACTCCGGAAAAAATCCAGGAAGTCGCAAGAAGTGGACAGGCTGCGAATATCTGGAGTGTGGGAGATACAGTGCCGATTCATATTGATTTTACGATGAATACAACAAGTATTAATGGTACTTATTATGCTGTAATTATTGGGTTTGACCATAACTCTAGTGTAGAAGGTAGCAATACAATTCACTTCCAAATTGGGAAGGATGCGAGCGGTAATGACATTGCTTTTGTAGACAGTCAATATGCTGGCAATGCATTTGACGCAGCAGAATTTTATATGCATGATACCACTCTAGGAGATATGGGATGGAAAGATTGTCATATACGTAAGACTATCTGTCCTGCGTTCTTTACGGCCTTTCCGTTGGAGTGGCAAAAGGTTATTACCGATTGCACCAAGTATAGTGATAATGTCGGAGGAGAACATGACGATGTAGCAAGTGTTACTTCGACACAGGACAAAATTTGGTTGCTTTCGGAATTTGAAATATTTGGAAAATGCATTTATTCAAACAATGCAGAGCAGAATTACCAGAAGCAATATGATTACTACAAAAATGGCAACAGTCAAAAAAGGTATAAGCACAATTCAAGTAATGAAACAGCTTGTAACTGGTGGACTCGTTCTGTATATTATGGAGCACGTCATTTTTGTTCTGTACGTACAGATGGAAGTGCAACCAGTAGTAGTAGGATGCAAACATGTGGGATTGCCCCTGCATTTATAATTGCTTAATGGAGGCTTCATGAAGTATATTACTCATCACAGATTTAAAGAATTAGCTTTGTGTGGGAGAAAACTAAATCTTCCCTACGGGACAGAACTTGAGGTTGTCGGGAATTATCTTATTACATTATCCGGAGAACCTGTGTGTATTGTGACTTCGGAGAATGCCAGAAAGCATTTTGCAAGGAACGATGATGGGAGAGGCTTGGAGCGGGGGGCTTTAACCTATGTAATTGCCTACGGAAGCCGAAATACGGATTCTGGTTATCGGTTTACAGAAAAAGAAATAGAATTATTGCAGCAGGACTGGGCGCGTTTTCTTCGGAAAAATGTGCCTGTTATTTTGTTCAATGAGGATTTCTTTTCTGCTCCGGTAGATGAATTGCAGGAGCTGGCCGATGTGCTAAAAATAAAAATCAGGAGGTGACGCACATGTATGCAATATTGAGTAATGGAGCTCTGGTGTCTTTGTGTGAAAAACCAAGATATGTAAAAAAACATAAAAGGACTGGTGCTTATGTGGAAGCAGAGGAAGCAGATGCCGTTGCTGTGGCAGTATCCGGAATGCTGTATAACATCCATGGGCAGGAGTTGATTAAGGACGCTCCACAGGCTATTGTTGTGGAGCGAGAAGCTTCTGAGTACATCTTTCAAAACAAAGCACACATTGAAGAAAATGCGGAGAGCGCCAATTCTGCCATAATCACTATGGAAGATGCATTGTGTGAGATGGATATGATTTCTCAGGAGCGAATGACAGCCATGGAGGATGCGCTGTGTGAACTGGATATGGCTATGAGTGCTGCGAAATAGGAGGTGGGAAAATTATGAATGAGATTTGGGCAAACAGACTGACAGCAGGAACAAAGGTCTGGGCCAACGTACCGGACTCCCGGAAGGGGGCAGTTAAGAAAGTACTGGCAGGAAGAGTAGCCGGAGGCATTCTTACTGCTGACCAGTATAAAGAAATAACAGGGGAGGTGTATGCGGCATGAAAGGCAGCATTCATAGAGCAGGAGCAGCAGTGATGATTTTGCTCCTGTTTTTATTCTGCCCCGTGAAAGTAATGGGAGCAGAATTATCAGATGTTTCTGTGGCTGGCATAGACGTGTTGACTGAAGAACAGCTTTCTCAGGTGCAGGATGCGATAGAGAGAATTCCAGATCATGTGATTCGTCTGTTCCAGGAAAGGGGAGGGAAGCTTATTTTTCAGAAAGGCCCCATTATGCTGGATGGAAATGGGGAGGTTTTGGGAGCATATTGGCCGTCAAGTCACAAGATCATGATTAGGACTGCTCCGGAGATTTATGAAGGAACAAAAGGGTCTATAAAAAAGACAATTTTTCATGAATATGGCCATTTTATTTATCAGAATTCAGTTGATGGATTATGCGCAGAATCCCGGAAAATTCTGGAAAACACCTATCATTATTATAAGAAATACGATCCCTTATGTTCGGATCCGAACGAAACTTTTGCATGTGTGTATTCTTGGTATTACGGAGGTATGGCAGAGATAAGCACAGATATGCAGATGGTAATCAAGGAGGCAGAAAGCCTGTGTATCAGCGACAGGGAGGTGGTGATGTGACAGAATATGAGGTAGCCGTAATTGTGGTTTCCATGCTCACAACCGCGATTGCAATCGGAGCGCCAGTAATAAAGCTGAATACGGCTATCACGAAATTGATTGTGCGTCTGGACAGTTTAGGCGAAGATTTGGATGATTTAGAACATCACAATCATGAGGCGCATCGGCGTTTGTGGGCAAAGGCAGAAGAGCAGGATAGGAAACTTGATGATCATGAAACTCGCTTAAAGCTGATAGAAAGGATGGACGACCATGTTTAAAAATTGTGTATTAAAGCCTAGTGTGAACACAGTAAAGTGGTTGAAAGCGGCAGTTGTTCGCGCGATTAAAACGATGGCACAGACTGCAATTGCTACCATCGGAACGGCTGCTGTGATGGGAGATGTCAACTGGCAGATGGTAGGCAGCGCAACTGTACTGTCCGGTATCCTGTCTGTAGCGACATCCATCGCAGGCATCCCAGAGGCTGCAGCTCAGTAAGGAGGTGATCCGGATCTCCCGCGCCCGGCCGGGTGATGCCGGGTATTTTTTTGATAAGAAAGGAATTGAACTATGAAATTTTCAGAAGCTTTTGAAAAAATGAAATCCGGCGCAAAGGTTAAGTTGCCGTCATGGGGCGGATATTGGTGTTGGGACGCAGAAAAAGAAACCATTATGATGCATTGCCGCCCGCAGGATGCAGACAAGCCCGGTGATGTGCTTGATATTAGGGAAACGCAGAGGGTTGAATATACTCTGAAGAATATCCTGTCTGACGAATGGATCTTTGCAACAGAGGAAAACACTCCTGTGTTGGGTGGTGTGGCTGCCTTCGATTTTGGAACAGCCATTAAAATGATGAAGCGAGGCATGAGGGTTAAGCGGCAGGGATGGAACGGAAAAAATCAATATATTGAATTGGCATCCAATATCAGCTACAAGAATGCGGCAGGAGATGTTGTAAATTGTGAGCATGATGCTATTGGAAATAAAGCCATTTCGTTTGTTGGTACAAGCGGCATACAGATGGGATGGCTTGCCAGTCAGGCGGATATGCTGGCAGAAGATTGGGTGTTCGCAGAGTAAATAATTTTGCGACGTCGCAACAGCCCCGGAGGAATCTGGGGCTTTTTTAATTGGAGGAAACTATGGAAATTAATAAACAATATTTGACAATAAACAATTATAGCAGGCCGGGAAATCGTCGCAGCAAAACTACGGCTGTGGCCTGTCATTATATTGGAAATCCCGGAACGTCAGCTCAGGCAAACAGAAATTATTTTGAAAATCTGAAGGATACTCACACAACCAAGGCCAGTGCTCACTATATTATCGGGCTGAAAGGCGAGATTATCCAGATGATTCCAGAGGAGGAAATCAGCTGGTGTACAAATCAGGCAAATAGCTACACGATTAGCATAGAGGCTTGTCATCCAGATGAGAGCGGTCGTTTTACAGATGTCACTTATCAATCCTATGTGGAGCTGTGCGCCGATATTTGCAGGCGTTGGGAGCTGGATCCACAGCATGGCGGATTAATCCGGCACTATGATGTGACTGGGAAAATTTGTCCCAAGTGGTTCGTAGATCATCCTGATGCCTGGGAGCAGTTTAAGGACGACGTTGCAAGCGCTATGCGGTCAAAATCCGGCTGGCAGCAGGAAAATGGCGGCTGGCGGTACTATCTGGATAGCCAGAACTGTGTTACCAATGACTGGTACGAGGATGAGGGGCGCTGGTACTGGTTTGACGGGGCCGGCATGATGGTGAAAAATGTCTGGTATCAGTATCATGGTAGTTGGTACTACCTGGGAGCTGATGGAGCCATGGTGAAGGGGCAGCAGACCATTGACGGCAGGTGGTATGTGATGGACGATGAAGGTCGGATGCTGACTGAGCCGGTTACATTGACGCCGGATGCAGATGGGGCGCTGCGGTGGCCGGGGCTGGAGAAATAACTAAGATGGTATATTTTAAGCAATATTAATATGTGTTATACAAAGAAAAAGCCACCTACTCGGCGGTGGGTGGCTTATTGTTAGATAGATCGATATTATATGTTTTCATGGCCTGTTGAAATTCTTCCGAATTTTCTAATAATTGGCGTGCATAATTATATAGGTTTTCTTTTCCTGTATCATCAAGGGCTTGATAACATAGAGTTATCATATCAAGTCGCATTTGATTTAACTCTGCTACAGCCGTTTGGTATTCATTAATAGTAGGGCCTATATAGGAGTTCATAACGATATCATCCATAACCTCGCCATAAGTTTCAATTTCTTCTGGATGTTTACCAGACACAAAACGGTCAGTAGCTTTACTTATGATGGGAGAATTTATATCAATTAAGTTTGCGACAGGTATTTTTAGAGCGTTTGCAATTTCTTTTATGGTTTCAAGTTTGGGTTGGCGTGTTCCCTTTTCATAACGCATGATGGTGACTCCTGAAACACCTATAAGTTTCCCTAAATCTTCCTGACTAAGATTTTTCTTTTGTCGTTGTAATTTTAGGTTTTCCGAAAAGTCTGACATAAGAGCTACCCTCCTTTGCATTTATAATACCATATGGGAAGTAAAAAAGAAATAAAAATATAAAATAATATTGACTAACAACCAAAATGGTAGTATTATAACCGATATACAAAACCGAAATGGTTGGAAAGGAGGGGCTATGAAGCTTTTATCAGTAAAAATTGATGATGATTTACATAAGCAGTTAAGAATATATGCATTAAATCATGATCGAACAGTAACAGATATCGTAGTTGAGCTTGTAAAAAAGGAACTTGAAACAAAAAAAGAGCAGTCACGTTGAAACTTTGGCGAGTACGCGTGATTGCTCAAGAATGGGATATAGGTGAACCTACATCTATCTGTAGTGTAACCTATTTCCTTAAAATTGTCAAATTTGAAAGGAGAAAGATATGCAGAAACAGATTGAACAGACATTAGACAGCAGAGAAGTGGCGGAGATGGTGGAGAAAAAGCACTACAATTTGATTCGTGATATTAAGGGATATGTAGAAGAACTCAACGAACTCAAAATTGAGGTCGTTGAATTCTTCAGAGAAAACACGTACAAAGATGGAAAAGGAGAAAAACGTCCCTGTTATGACATTACCAAGAAAGGCTGTGAGTTTATCGCCCACAAGCTGACCGGAATCAAAGGGACAGAGTTTACCGCGCGCTATATTAACCGTTTCCACGATATGGAGGAAACCATTCAGAAAGGCATCACCCAGAAACCGGACAAGTCCAAGAAAGAGAAACTCCCTTCCGTTAATATGATGGTAAAGAATATCCGTGAAGCCCTTCACGATGCCGGAGTGGATTCTAAATACATAGCTGCTGAGGTGGTGCGGATTTATTCCGATTCTGGTTATCCTGTCAATGTCCCGCTGATTCCTGATGTTCCGAAACTCTGGGACTGTACCAGTATCGCAAAGGAACTTGGTATTTACTCAGAATCCGGCAGACCACACGATAAAGCAGTGAGCGCCATTATGCAGAAGCTTGATCTTTTTACAGATGAAATTGTAAGGACGGCCTACAGCAGAAATGGACATGACGGTGTAACAGTTCAGTATAAGGATAGTGTTCTTGAAAAGGTAAAGGAATGGCTGGAAGAGAATGGCTATCCTTCATTGATAGAGTTCCGGCTTGCAAATGGCAGTGTCAATAAGTGCCGGGTTTGTTATCAGGAGGTGGCGTAAGATGGATATTCAGAAAGAAATCAGAATAAGTGAGAAAACTTTTCCAGTATTCTTTGCGGGTACAGAAATGGGAGAACTTTATAAGGCAATGGTAAAACGCTGGAAGATGCAGGGGATAAATGCGTTTGATGCCTCTTTATTCTACTCATTGGGCCGTGTTCACGGAATTAGGGAGGAACGGGACAGACGGAAAAAGAAAACAGCATAATGACACTCAGAGCGTCCTTCTTCGGAGGGGCGTTCTTTCTGTTCTGGGGCTGGTGGAGTAGTGACAAGAGCGGCAGTCTTTGGATGGCTGCCGCATAGCTGTTTTCGTGTTGCATTTCGTGTTGCATAGTGCGGAAAAATGAGTGCAAATACGGAAAAATCACACTGAATATGAATCTCATTTATCCTTATAAAATAAGGCTTTTAAAGAAAATCCGTGTAAATGCGATATTTATATTTATGTTATTTTTAGGGTTCGAATCCCTCCGTCTCCGCTGGAAAGCCCTTGAGAAATCAAGGGCTTT